CCGCGGTTGCTCAAGGTACTCTAACACAAGAACAAGTTGATGCTATTGGTGTTCAACAATTATTTGTAGAGCATTTGAAAGATGGTTGGTTAACCAACGATGTGTTAATGCAATCGTTGGAAGAGTACGCTAACAATAAAGTTTACCAAGAGATGGCTGAAAATCTTTACACTTTCAAGGAAGCTATGGAAACTACCGAAGAAGCTGTAAATGATGCTTGGTCTAAAATGTGGGTTGAATTGGCTGGTAAAGGTGATGAAGCCATGGCTATCTGGACTCCAGTTGGTAACTGGTTAGCTGCAGCAGTATCTTTTATCCCAAATCTTATTACACAAATTGCTCACGCATTCAACCAACTTGATGGTCGTACACACCTCATTTCTGCAATTGTTGAACTCTTTGAGTCTCTTAAATTAGCAGGACAAGGTGTTAAGAACGCTATATTAGCAATGATACCAGAGTCTAGTATATTTAGACAATGGGCTGAGAATGGCGACAAAACTAATATGGTGTTCGTTAAGATAGCTGAAACAATCATCAAGATTACAGATTATCTTAAACATTTATTCCATGTTGGAGATGAAGTAAAACCAGGGGTAACATTAGCAATACATAATATTGTTGAGTTGTTTATTCGCCTTTGGTCTGTCGTCAAAATGGTTGCTAAAGGTATAGCCGCAGCAATCGATATTATCGTACCAGATAATATAATTCAAGACTTGATTCTTATTGCTGGTATGGTGGCTAACGTATTTAACGGTATTGGGCGTATATTCGTTGGTATCAAATCACAATTAGATGGCTCTGGACTTGTTAATGCATTCAATACAATACGGGCTGCATTAGAACAATTCTGGGACGCGATCACTCGACTTCTAGATGGTATCTGGACTAAAATCGATGGTCCTATGGATGATTTCTTCGATAGAGTCGGTGTTAGTATTGGTAAATTCTTAAAAGATATTGGTAAGATGTTTGGTTTTGGTAAAGACCCTAATGCTGAAAACAGTTTGTCTTTACTAGAACGAATGGCTAATGGATTTAAGAACCTTACTGATAAATTCGATAAATGGGTATGGGCTTTCCGTGAAGGTCCTAAACCAGGAGAAACAGACAAGATTGCTTTGGCATTTTCTAAAGCTGGAGATGCTGTTCAGTGGTTCTTGGATGTTGTCAAACTTCTTCTTACACCTCTACAACTTGTATGGGATACACTCAAAGGATTCTTTGATGTACTCAAATCAAGTTTCGATATGCCTATTTCTGACAAGTTGGGCTCTCTATCATCAATTCTAAAGACTGTAAAAGAGGACATTAAAGAAGTCTTCGAGAATGGTCTATTTGGTGGCAAAGCCTCAGCCGATGAACTTGGCGATGGTGTGGACAAACAAGAAGAAAAACTTACGTTCATGCAACGTACGCAAAAACATTTGTCTAAAGCAATGAAAGATGCTGGTGGGGCAGTTAAAGATTATACAAAATATCTTTCAGAAGCAACAACCGTATCTGATTTGTTTGGACGCATTATCGGTTCAATCGGTAATGGTATTAAGAAACTTGGTTCTGGTATTGTAGGTCTTGTTACTGGTGGATTTGATAAACTCAAAACATCAGCAGGAGACTCAAATACTGTACTCGGTAAAATCTTTGACACAATTTCAAAATGGCATATTGTTGATAGACTCAAGGAGTCATTCTCAACACTAGGAACTGTCTTTGATGGTTTCTGGGGTGCTGTAAAACAAGCATTTTCTAATATCGATTTCTCAAGTAAGACCGCTTTTATTAAGTCTGGTATTGAAGAAATTGGTAATCTCTTAGAATGGCTTGCTGATAGATTTAAAACTGTATCAGATGTAGGTGGTCGAGTATTTACATATTTGGCTGAATTCTTTGACACAGTTGGACATGGCTTACAAGGGAATACTGCGATTAAACTTGCAGGGTTCTTCTTGTTATTTAAACAACTACAGAAGTTTAAAGATTCAAACCTAATCCAAAATATCTTACACCCAATTAAAGCTTTGAAAGAAGTTATATTTGGTATTGGTGACTCTAATAGCATCCTTTCACAATTGTCAGGAACTCTTGGGGCCTTCCAGAAAAACATTAAAGCAAATACGCTCAAGACAATTGGTATGGCAATGCTTGAATTTGCTGGTGCATTATTTGTAGTATCTCTTATTCCTGGAGATAAACTTCTACAATCTGTAGGAGCAATTGCTGCAATGGCTACAATCCTAGTTGGAGCTTATTTGGGTATCCAAAAAGCAAAAGCTATTGGAGCTGGAGCTGCTGCATCTGTAGGTGATAGAGCTTCAGGTTTGTTATCACAATTGATGGACGAACTTGGATTCCCTGAAGTACGTAAATTGCTTAAGAAAATGGCATCAGCTACAATGATGATCTCATTGGCATCATCTGTAATGATGTTGGGTAATCTATTTATTAAGCTTGGTGACATGGAATGGGATAAAGCTATGAAGTCTCTTAAGATGATGGGACTTATTATGCTTGAACTTGTTGGTGCTACTTGGCTTTCAGGGTTCTCTGGAGCTACTATTGGTACCGCAGCTACAATGTTTGTAATTGCGTCTACTGTTAAGAAACTTCTTGGTATTATCGACGACCTTGATAAGATTGACGATAAGACTCTTGATAACGGTATGGCTAAACTTGAGAAGGTTGCTGTTGTTATCGGTTCTATCATGGCCCTTATGGGATTCAAGGTTGGTGCTGGTATAAAAGTAGGCCCTCAATTCCAACTTGGTCTTGAGGCGTCGACAGGTAATCAAACTTTAGGTACTGCTGCTACTTTATATGTCTTAATGTCACGATTCAAACAATTGTTGAGTGCATTGGATATATTTAGTTCAACTGCAAGTCCTGAAGAGATTGCCGCTAAGAAGAAATCAATTGAGTATGGTATTACCGCACTCAAAGCAGTAATGCGTTCTCTTGAAGAATTTATGCTTACTGTAGGTGCTACATTTGCAGTAGGTGTAGACGGTTCAGCTAGTAGTGCTAAACTCGGTGGAAAGAATATCGGTGCTGCCTCAGGTATGGGTGGTCTTAAAGTCACAACTGGTAATACCAAATGGTCTACTGTTGGTGTATTGTTATCTCTTATTCTAGGTCTTAAATCTCTTGTAGGTGTTATTGAACGTCTCGGTGAAATCGACAAAGGTAAGATTGAACAAGGAACTAAGACACTTAAAACTCTTGCATTGACTATCGCTGGTCTGTTTGCAGCCGTCGAATTCATGTCTGGTGCAATGTCCGCCAAGTTAAGTATCCCTGGTAAAGCTAGATTTGGTATTGGTGGTGGTAAAGGTGTTTCATGGCAAGTAGTGGTTCTTATGGGTGAAGTTATCCTAGGCCTTGTAGTACTCTCTCGTACAGTAGCAAAACTCGCTGAAGTAGACAAGGCTGGTCTTGAAGAAGGCCGACGTACACTCGTATGGATTGCTGGAACTATTGCTGGATTATTCTCTGCTATATTCTTTGTAATCAACAAGTTCTCAGATGGCAACCAATTGCAACGTTCCAACAAAGGACGTGTTAAAGAAGCTGCACTTCTACTTGCTGTAGAAATAGGAGGTCTTATCCTCTTAGCTGGTACAGTCTCTAAACTTGGACAAGAACTTAATGTCGAACAAATGGGTATTGGTCTTGCCGTAGTTACAACAATATCAGTCCTTCTTTCTGGTGTATTCGCTGCTATTGGTGGTATCATTATTGCAATGCAAAAAGCGAACGTCAAGAAATCATCAATCACTGCTGCAGTTGCAACATTGGTTGTTATCGTAGGGTCAATCTGGCTCTTATCAGAACAAATCAAAATGCTTGCAGAAGTAGACCAAGGTTCTATGCTTGTAGCTAGTACTGCTCTTCTTATGATTGGTACAACCTTAGCTGTTCTTGAAGGAACTGTTATTGGGTTGTCTAAACTAATCAGAAACATGAAGGATGTAGGTCGTATCCTTGTATCTCTTGGTACAATGGTCGCTCTGGTCTATGTTATTAAAGAACTATCTCTTGCTTTGTTTGAATTGGCCGATCTACCACCCGAAGGTCTTCGTGCTGGTGGCGAGTCACTAGCAGCACTTGGTGTCATATTGGCAATCATGACAGCTACCGTTATTGGTATGTCTAAACTTGTCACAAATATCAAGACTGTTGGTGGTATCATTGTCGCCCTTGGTACAATGACTGCTATAATGCTAATTCTTAAGGAATTTTCAAAATCAGTTATTCCTTTGGCTGATATTGAGACTGGGCAACTTATGTCCGCAGTTACAGCTATTGGTGCTCTTGGCACAATACTTACAGTAATGACATTACTTATTGGTGTTTTGGGCGCATTAGCTGGTAACAGTGGCCCAATGACGCTTTTGGGTATAGTTGCTGTAATTCCATTGATTATGTCAATCGCTTGGAGTCTTAAACAAATGGGTGAAACTGTCGCTCTACTTGGTGGTTTATCTGTAAGTGAGCTCTTTAAGGGTGGCGTAGCAATAGCAGCGTTAGGACAAGTCTTATTCATTCTCACAACTGAGTTTGGTGTACTTGCTCTTCTTGCTGGTTGGTCGTTCGGTGCACTTTGGGGTGTCATTCCTGTAATTGCATTGATTCTTACAATCGTACCCGCTCTTAAAGGTATGGGTGATATTGTTATTTCTCTTGCACCATTGTCTATTGGCGATTTGATGTCTGGTGCTGTGGCTATATTAGCATTAGGTGTAATCCTTGTCGTAATTACAGCATTGGCAACTGTAGTATCTATATTTGGTGCTGTAGCTGGATTTGGTGTTGCTACAACAATTGCTCTAGCTAACGGTATCATTCAAGCTCTACAATCTCTAGCGAATGTAGCTATTGGTCTCATTCCATACGCTGGAATTGACTTGGCTGCATCTGTCATGGTTATTGCTGGTCTTGCCCTTATTCTAGGTGCTTTGTCTGCATTCATGAGTCTTATGTCCAACGTGACAAGTCTTGAGGGTGCTGCTGGACAAATCATGATTATGCAAGGTATCACAACATCAATACAATCATTAGCATCTACTGCTATTACTATTGCTGGTGTTGGCGATATCGAGACGATGACTAAAGCTGGTCAGATTGTAGCTAAACTTGGTGATGTTATTGGTTGGAATACTCTTAAGACTGCATTCGGTAGTCTTATTAGTGGTGGAGCTGACAAGATATCTGGTCAGTTGGCTGCTATGAAGGGTATTGTAACTAACGTTAAAGACCTTGCCGATACTGCAATTAAGATTTCATCTTCTGGTTCTCCAGAGGACATGCAGAAATCTGCTGATGTTGTTAAGAAGCTCGCTAATGTGCTTACATCAAATCTCTTCAAGGAAGATTTCTTGTCTGTATTCTCAGATGGTTCTGGTGCGGTAACGCGTATTAAGAACGGTGCTAAAGCTCTTGCTTCAGTATCTGATGCGTCTAAATCTGCATCAAGTATGAAATCTATTGATGTCGAAGGTGTTAGTGATAAGATGGATGACATGAAGACCATCATGAACAAGGTTAAATCTATGGGCGACTCTGCTCCTAGTGAACAAGCTGTCACCAACATGGGCAACATGAACTCAATCATCAACAAGGTTAAAGACATCGCAACTAACTTGCAGTCTATGCCTGCTGTTGGGTCTGAAGCTACAGTTGCTGTGGATAACATCATTGCAACAATTAACTCAATCTCAACTAAACTACAGTCTATGGAAATGAACCAATCATTTGAGGCTGCTGGTTTGGGTAACATTGGGTCTTATGCAACAGGAATTCAAAATGGACTAGGAAATGTAACTGGTTCAGTTGATGGTGTTGTGAGTGGAGCTCGTGGACGCTTTGGTTCTGCCAATATGACATCACAAGGTAACAATACTTCTAGCACATTCGGACGCGGTATTAGTGCTTTACTTGGTATGGTTTCTGGTGCTGCTTCTGGTGTTGTAAATGGAGCTAAAGGAATGTTCGGACAGAACGACGTTACAGGTCATGGTAATAGAATGTCTGGAACATTCAAAGGCGGTATTGACCAAGGTAGAAATCCTGTATCTAATGCTGCTAAAAGTGTACTTGATGCTGCGAAATCGGCAATGACACCAGATGGTGGCGTTATTTCTAAACTTACACATGCAGGTACTTCTATGGTTGATGCTATTGCTAGTGGTATCCGTAGTGCTATTGGTAAAGCTACAGGTGCTATCTCAGATCTTTGGGCTACAATTAAAGCACACATCCCTAACTCACCAGCCAAGAAAGGGCCAATGTCTGGAGCTGGTTGGCGTAAGGTTGAGCATTCAGGTAAAACCATTGTAGAAACAATTGCTAGTGGTATGGGTTCTGCTGCACCTACGGTAATTGATGCAATGGACAACTTGATGGGTGAAATTCAAAATCAAGTCGATAGAGTTAATGATATGGATTATGACAACATGGACATCAATCCTAAAATCAAACCTATCCTTGATATGAGTCAAGTTGAGACTTCTGCTTTGCAAGCTGTTACAGATTATTCTGGACTCTTGACAGGCCAGACAGCTCTCAACCTACAATACTCATTGCTTAATCCACAAGTTGCACAAATGCTCACAAATAGCGACAATATTAATACTCTTATCGGTAAAGTTGAAACACTTAACGGACAAATGGGTGAGCTTAATGTTGTCAATCAAGAACAAGCTGGTCTTCTTCGTGAAGGTCAAGTTCTTAATACTTACATTGATGGTAAACGTATTAACAATGTGCTTGCGCCAGGTATGGCTGATGCGCAATTACAATACAAAGCTCGTCAAGACCGAATTAATGGAGGTATCGCTTAATGAGTGGTTCTACTGAACTATATTTCGATATTCTGTTGGGCGAAGGTACAGACCAAGTCAATATTACAGAAATCATCGAACGTTATCGTGGTGGTGTTACCAAGATTGATAGAGGTCTTGGTGGTGCTAAAACCAATGCAACGTCTACTGGTACAGACCGTTATGGTACTCAGCACGCTTATCAAAAACTAGGTGCTAAAACTATCAAGATTGATTTCTTGATTTTTGCTGATACCAATCAACGTGCTCGCTTTAGACGTGAAATGACAGGTGCTCTTGATTTCCCTAATGGGACAAGACATCTACGATTTGAGGATGAACCTAATGGATATTACGATGTAATCTCTGAAGGACAATTCTCATTTACAGAAAGTCTTAAAGAGGAACAGGCGAGTGGTACTATTTCATTCACTGTTCCTGACGGACTTTGGCATTCGGATACTGGTATTATTGTGTCTAGTGAAGGCCCACAAACTGAGTATGCGAAATTTACAAAAGATAAAGAGTCTAAGTCAATTTATGTTGAACTTAAGAACCCTTCTAACGTGGAGTCGTATCCAATTATTCGTATAAAGAATAAAGCCAATATTGGTTGGATTGGTATCGTAAATCAAAATGGAGTAATGGAATTAGGGTCTTCGTCATCTACTGAGGCTGGTACGCAGTCTTATACTGATGGTACAGGTTCTGAGGTCTTATTCCAGATTAAACGAGGCGATTTTGGCCCTAAAGGTTGGGGTATGTTGCAAGAAGGACGTCATGTGTTTGGTGGGCGTGCTGTGTTGGGCGCATCGCCTGGCGATACATCAACTCAGATTGTTAATAGACTTGTTGTGAAAGAGATGAACC